AGGGAATGACGGATTTTAATTATTCAGAAACACCAGAACATAAATGTGCTCATTTGTTTAAGGTGGAAACTGGTAATTATTATGCATACCCAAATAATAGAATTATATGGTATGATAGTGCCTGGACATTCAATCGTATCCAGTCAAATCCAGGATATGAAATTGATACGAATTTGTATTCTGTAGAAAATACAAGAACCTTTGAGACTTCGGATCATTACATTTATCAAATCAAGGAATGAATTTAGGTTATGATTTCGTCATAGACCCCAACCCTGCTAAAATACACATAAATCCCAAAACATTATGACTAAATTTTTGAAACCTAAATCATTTAGAACCAAAGAGCAAGAGTATGAATATTGGATGAACATTCCAATATTTCATCCAAGAGTTATTTTTGATTTCAATCATAGGGGGTTAAAATCTAACTGTCTGAACAGTCGTGATGAGTTTTTACTTATAATTGTTGCCCAAACAGTTTTTATTGTTATTATAACATTTTGTCTTGCCGTTTGGTTTGGAACATTTCTATTTGCCTTTATTAAAACCTTGTTAGTATCTCCCCAAACTACATATTGGATTTTATTTTCAGGCATTCTTTTTATGATGATTGTGAATAAAATCTATGGAAAATTTAAATGAGAACTAATATTTATTTTGACATAATCCCTCAACCCAACTAATAAACAACAAACAATTATGAAAGCAACAGAATTTTGCTATTGGTTACAAGGTTATTTTGAAATTGACCAAGCATCCTCAAAACCAGGAAATTCCCTTTCTGATGAGCAGGTAGAAATCATTCAGAGACATCTTGCACTGGTCTTTAAGCACGATATTGATCCACAGGCAGGACCACCAAAACAACAGACATTGTTGAATAATATTCATGGTGGCAATGAATTATACAGATGTTGAACAAAATCCTGAATTTACTAAAATACTTATTTTTTATATTTCTAAAGTAGATATGACGGATAAAAATCATCCACATTTCACATTGGAAAAAATGGAGGTTGGAGGAGACTGACATAATACCCCAACCCCTAATTCTCTCCTACATAGAATGGTTTACTTTAAAAATATGAAAACCTTAACACTCACAGAACAAGAAATTAAACTCCTTGCAGATGCTGTATGGATGCGTCAGCGTCGTTTTATTGCAGGAGACAAAGGATTTAAAGATTATGGTGCATTATTAAATACTCTTCTTGAGGGTATAAATCATACTCCATCAAGAATTTGATTATGACTTACGATACGACGTTTATCAGCGACACACACATTGGAACACCTAGATGTAATACTGAAAAGTTTTTAAAGTTTCTGAAAGAACTTAAGACCAAGAAATTAGTTTTGGTCGGAGATATTATTGATATTCATTGTATGGAAAAATATAATACTCTTTGGAGAAGAGAGCATACGGAATGTGTTCATCAGATTTTAAACTTAGCAAAAAAAGGAACCGAAGTCATTTATATTCTTGGAAATCACGAAGGAATGATTCGTCGGTATTGTGACTTTGAGCACAAGAACTTTCGAATGGTGGATGAATATATTCACAAAGACTCTAAAGGAAATAAGTTTCTTTGTGTTCACGGAGATAAGTATTCTGAATATTCTTCTGGTTCTTGGAAGCAGTTAATATTCAATAAAGGATATGAGATTATTACTCCATTAAGTTTTTGGTTGGAGAAATTTTTTAGATTCTCTTTGGTTTATGCTTTGAAGAACACTATGCGTGGTATGAATTATATCAATCAATATGAGACTGATATTGCTTCTTATTGCTCTCAAAGGGATAAAAAATATGATGGTGTCATCTGTGGTCACATACATCACGCAAACATAAGATACTTTGATAAACTTTTGTATATGTGTTGTGGTGATTGGTGTGATACTTGTTCTGCGATTGTGGAGAAAAATGGAATTTATTCTTTGGAAAAATATTAAATGGATTGGTTAGAACCTCTTAGAAAAGATACAGAAAGAATAAGACAAGAAAACATAGAAATGAGAAAAGAAACAGATAGAATGAGAAAAGAAACAGAAAAATTAAGAAAAACAAATATAGAACTAAAAAAAGCAACTGAAAAACTTAGAGAATTAGACAATAGAAAACTTAGAGAATTAGACAATAGAAAACTAAAGGAAATAGTTGAAAAATCAACAATACAACATAAAGAACTAAAAGAACCCATCAATTACTTTGATGAGATTATAATAGAATATAATCGTTTGAAAGATATTGAGAGGAAATACAGAGAACTTTTATATCAAATTCGTAATGTATCTCCTAACGAAACTTTACATGAAACTGCATTACGATACATAAAAAATGCAGAAGATTCGGATTCAAATTTACCGCAACAAAACACAAAAGATTCATTTTTCACTAATTAACACCATGAATAAATTTTACACTTATGCTTATTTGAGAGAAGATAAAACTCCCTATTATATTGGTAAAGGAACTAGAGATAGGATTTATTCTAAAAATAGAAGAATAAAACCACCAAAAGATAAGTCAAGAATAATATTTCTCAAACAAAACTTAACGGAAGAGGAAGCATTTAAGCATGAAATCTATATGATTGCTATGTTTGGTAGAAAAGATTTAGGAACTGGTATTCTTCATAATATGACTGATGGTGGTGATGGAGCATCTGGACGTATAGTTACGGAAAAATGTAGAAAAAAAATGAGCGCAAGTATGACACCAGAACAAAGACGTGAAGCAGCAAGAAAAGGAAAGGCAAGTAAAACTCCAGAACAGAGAAGTGAAGCCGCAAGAAAGGCAAATGCAAGTAGAACTCCAGAACAGAGAAGTGAAGCAGCAAGAAAAGCAAATGCAAGTAGAACTCCAGAACAAAGACGTGAAGCAGCAAGAAAAGGAAAGGCAACTATGACTCCAGAAAAAATAAGTGAAGCAACAAGAAAAAGACTGGCAAGTATGACTCCAGAAAAGAGACGTGAAGCAGCAAGAAAAGCAAATGCAAGTATGACTTTAGAAAAAAGACGTGAGGCAGCAAGAAAAGGAATGGCAAATAGAACTCCAGAACAAAGACGTGAAGCAGCAAGAAAAGGAAAGGCAACTATGACTCCAGAACAGAGAAGTGAAGCAGCAAGAAAGGCAAATGCAAGTAGAACTCCAGAACAGAGAAGTGAAGCAGTAAAAAAAGGACATGCAAGTAGAACTCCAGAACAGAAAAGTGAGGCAACAAGAAAAAGACTGGCAAGTATGACTCCAGAACAGAAAAGTGAGGCAACAAGAAAAAGACTGGCAAGTATGACTCCAGAAAAGAGACGTGAGGCAACAAGAAAGGCAAGATCTATAAAGTTTCAATGTACCGAAACAGGGTATATTTCAAATGCTGGGGCACTTTCACATTATCAAAAAGCACGAGGAATAGATACGAGTAATAGAATAAAAATCGGATGAATAAAAAATAAATAAAAAAGATTTATAAGAAACAATATGTTATCAATTCTTATCTTTTTTGAACTCTTTGGAATATTCCTCTTTCTTCTATCCATTCTACAAGACACATAAAGAACTGTCACATAAGAACTTGACATTCAGGCAAACCTAATATATAATACTATCATCAATCATTATAATATAAATTATGATTAAATCAATTCTTATTGCATCTGCAATTATTCTTAATTCTGCTCCTGCATTTTCTCAGACAATCACAAAAAATCCAACTACATTTGGATTATCTCAAGATCGTCCACCGTCGATTGCACTTGCTTCTGTTGATGTTCCATCTGCGATCTACTGCAGAAATAGAGCACGTTCAAAGTTTTTTGAATTGAGTGCAAGAAACATGTCAGAAGAAGACAATAATAGTCAATGGGGACTAATTGGTAACATTCAAGCTATTGTTTGGTGTCGTGGAACTCAGGCAGTTATTGGTGTTGCGGGAAGCAACTGGACATCAGTATCTGAACTAAGAGAAGAGATTAAACGAGCATTTTGATATATAAGGGGTGATCTCACCCCTTTTTTCATAAACATGATATCATCAACAACACCAGATAAACTCGCAGACATTATTAGAGATACTTGGCCAAATCTTTATCGACCACCTAAAGATTATGTTCCACCATCTCTATACAAAATAAATCAATTACCGAGAAATAAATCAGAATAATCATATGACACAATTTCGTAACTTTATGAAAAGATCCGCAGGAGAATGGGATTCTCAGCGGCGATACTTTTACCCAAAGAGTAATCAACTATCAAATCTAAGAAGTGATTTGATAGTTGAATTTATTAGTGAAAATGAAGAACAGTTTCAGGTAGATCTATCCTGGAAAACTCGTGACCAAAAAGATAAAGTAGTCTCCGAAGGTAAAATGACTACAATTGGTAATGAAGAAGAATTGAAAAGAAGTGTAGGATATATGACGGAACAACCTACAGTATGTTCTGTTCATATGGTAGATGATGATTGTGTAATATTTGAAACTCATTATTCTAAAATGAGATTTAGAGAAGAAATTCGATTGGTTCAAAATGACACAATTCGTCTTCGTCAGACTCTAGGATTTGAAGATAATTGTACCACTCCATTTTTATGTGGTCAGTACATGGAAACAAGAAAAGTCTCACCAGTTGACAAACGAAAAAAAGCATGATACAATGAAAAAGGTTTGGTAGAGGACTGCCAGATTAAAACGACATGTTAGATAAAATATATGATTAATTTTCAGTCAGAAAGTAAAAAATCTGGAGATGAGTTTGAAGATATTGTTAAAAATGATATACTATCAAGAGATCTCAAGATTACAGGAAAAAATATACACATAGAAGGAATAGGAGTTGAGTTGGATTTTATTGCCGAATCCATCTATAAAGATAAAATAGAGTTCATTGAGGCAAAGGGTGGAAGATCGGGTGGCAAAAAAAGACCAGGAGCACAAAGAACTGACAGCGTAAAGAAAGCAATTTGTAACGGTGCATTATTGAAACATAATGATCCACTGTCTTATTATGTGGTTTATTTTTCATCGCCACCAAAAGAGAATTCATATTCATCTGAGATGATAGAAACGGCATTGAAATATAAAATAATAGATGAAGTCAGATATTGTTGATAAATACATTAAATTATTTCATATTTTATGACTGATCAAGATGGTAGTATGAAGCCAATACTTAACGAAGTATTGGCTATGTTTATTTCAATTTGTACCTTATTAATTCCAGCAATGATGATAATTTTATGAAAGGATTTATTACTCAGGACTTATATGCAGCAGTTCCTTACGGAAAAAAACAATTAATGATTATTCATAACGGAAAACAACTTGAAGTTGTGAACACTCAGAAACAAGCAGATAAGTTCATTCAAAAACATAGGGTCAGTTCAGGAATTGGCACAGTCTTCGTGAAATGATCCAAATAGTATGTTACCATAAACCAATACGATAAAATCATATGCTTTCAACTAAAATCCGACTTATGCTACAAGAGATTGCAAACAAAATAGAAAATCAACAAACTGTTAGTTTGGAAGAAATGATTCTAGCAGAAAAGTGGGCAAAGTCAAATCGATCTGCGGCGGAAATCCTTAGAAAGGCAAGACGAATTTCAATTCAAGGAAAGGGACAGCCAGATAGTCTAGATGAATTTCTTCAGGCCATGGACTTAGGAGATCCCGATCCATCGAATCATAAAACTGGTCAAATGTCTCCCGATGATCTCGCAGATTTTTTTCGTAATGATAATGATGAAGAATGGCTTAAAAGAGATTAATTTATTTAAATAAAATAATGACAACATATTACTTACTTTGCCTATTTCTAGGAATTATATTGTATATGGCAATAGTAGATCAAAACGTATTGGATTACATATTGATTCTATTTAAAATCATAAAAGTTAATTTTGAAAGAGCTATTTGGTTAATTAGATTTCATCCTAAGAATCCAATTACTAATCTTATCATGAAATTTAAATATGACAAGATTGCAAAAGAACTCCAAAAGGAGTTTGATGAAAAACAAAAAAAATAACAAAAGGAATTTTTATTATGACTGATGAAATTAATTTTTCCGATCTATCTTCTCTTCAATCTAGAATTAATGACATTAAGAAAGAGGGAGAAGAGATTGTAGATTTTACTTTACGCTATATTGAATGTTTGATGTATCGACACTCTTTACCAGAGTGCATTCCAACTGAGGCTGAATTAGATTTTTGTTCTGATGTAATTTTTGACCAACTAAAGAATGGAATTATTCCAACAAAAGAAGAGTTGATCATAATGTCAGCAGAGGAACAGAATCAATTAGTATTTGAATTAATTTGGTTCTGTGGAATGGGTGCGTTGGTTGCTTATGGTGCAGATGAAGATTCACTAATGTTAGAAGAAAGTGAAGAAGATGAAATTAGTGAGATAAGTACTTTTGAAATGATTCTTTCGATGCGAAATCAATCAATGGCACATTATTCTGCAACTTATATTATTGCAGCTCTTGCTCTGCTTATGTGTCAGATTCCATCTCATACTTTGATTGCATCTCTTACCAACAATTATGAAGATAGTGAATCTCAAATTCAAGCTAACATGAATATTTTTATGGAATTTGCTTCTGCAATTTTGGATCGATATCAGGAAGATCAGGCATATTTTAGTCGGGATGTGTCACTTGAAGAACTGGCACACTGAGTTCCCGATTTCGTTTAATTCTTGTTATACTATTCTTGTTAACCCATCACTCAATCGCAGATAACTATTATGACAATTTCGGCAACGGTCAATGAATATCTTGACGAAGCAAAATCAAATCTTCGATCTGCTCTGGTTGCAGCGGCTAGGAATGAGACTCCAGACGTTGTAATTTACATCTCTAAGATTATTAAAGAAATTGAAAATCTAGAAAAAATTGAAATCAAAAAAGAATTTGAGCAGAAGATGCAGGATACCTTCATGAAGAAGTTTATTGATGGTAGCGGTAATATGTTTATGTAATTTCATAAATTATAAATATTTCGCCATCATCAAAAAATATGAATTTAACGCAAGAAGAATGGGAAGAGTTAGTTAGTCTCAAGAACGCAATCAATTATAGCCCATCCACTGTAGTTCCACATAAAATGGAAAGATTCACAGAGTTATTTGTAAGATCAATTGAGGGAAGAGGTAATAATACTATTTTAACATCACCAACTAATTATTAATTACTATTATGCAGTTTACAATTTATTCAAAAGATGGTTGTCCCTATTGCAACCAAATTAAACAAGTGATGGAAATGAAAAATTTTGATCACGTTGTTTATACTCTAGATGACCATTTCACGAGAGAACAATTTTACTCTCAATTTGGAAATGGAAGTACATTTCCTCAAGTTGTTATGGGAGAGGTAAATCTTGGGGGTTGTACAGATACTGTCAAATATCTAAGAGAGCAGGGATTGGTATAGTGGAACAATATTGCAGTGATGTAGAATTGGCAATTGACTATGCATTCAATGATAACAAATTTGTTATTAATTTTTATCAATATTTAAAGGGAAAGGATGCAACTAGAAATGATGCAAAATTATTTCTATCTAGTTCTACTGCAATTAACATAAAGCAACAAATTGAAGAATTGGATGAATATTTGAAAGGTGGTCAAGATGACCTACATAAAATGTTCAGAGAAGCATATGGACATCTTCCTAAACCATATGCAAGAAGAATTCGCAACTACCTTTCCCAAATATTAAGCGATGCAGAGAAATATATTTATGACAAACGACCAGGAAGACGAAAGAAGGTTGAATCTAAATAGAGGTGTGGAGCTAATGCTCCGGCAAAAAAATAAAAAAAAGAAGGAGGAACAAAGTTTATTCTTTTTTATTTTTGGGAAAATGTTTACCCTTTTTCACTTAGAGTTTCATTTTCATATTGAATTTCAATTAAAAAAAAGAAATTCTTAGGAGAAAACAATGTTAAATTCAGCAATATTAATGATAACAATATTATTAACTTTATTGTTTTTTATGGTTGGTGGAATTATTGGGTGGTTGACTAATCAATATTTGGTACAAAATAAGCCTCCTTATTTACATCCAGAATTTTTTGATACAAACGGAAACATATTACCAGACGAAATCATATCTGTACATTTTGAGGGAAATATAGATGACTACTACAACGACGAAGACGACAGCGAAGAGGAAGACTGTCAGTAAACCAGCTCCAGTAGAAGAAATTGTAGAGCTTCAGCCAAATCCATTTCAATATGAAATTTTGGAATTGGTTTCTCGCCAATCTACAAACGAGAAGAAAGTAGAATTACTTCAACAATATCGAAATCCAGCATTAGTATCTTTATTGATTTGGAATTTTGATGATACTGTAATTTCTATTCTTCCTACTGGACCAGTTCCATACTCCAGCGTTAATGAACAAAAACCTGGAAATGATGATCTATCTACTAGTATAGAAAAGCAATTGACATCACCAAAACGAGTTGACGATTATACATCAGAAAAGCAAACTACATTAAGAAATGAAGCTGGTCTTTTTTATAATTTCATCCGAGGTGGAAACGATAGCCTTTCAAAAATTCGTAGAGAAACCATATTTATTAATTTACTAGAAGGACTACATCCAAAAGAAGCTGAAATTTTAATTTTGGTTAAGGATAAACTGCTTCAAAGTAAATACAAAATTACAAAATCTATTGTTAGTGATGCCTATCCAGACATTGTTTGGGGAGGTAGGTCTTGACCACTACTAAGGAGAAAATAATGTCACACTGGACTAACGAAGAGAAGAAAGATCTTCCAGTAAAGTATGGATGTGAATTGATATATTCTTCTGTGACCATCAAAGAAGCAAAGGATTATTCTTTGCCAAATGATGGATATCTAGTTTATTATAAAGTAAATGATGAACTTCATATGGATGTTTGTCGTGGAAATAAAAGAGTAGATATCTTCGATTTATACTACGATAAATTTGGACCAAATTCAGTTCAAAAAATTGATTTTGGATATGGAAGAACAAATCCAAAATTATGGAATTACAAATCACCAGATAAAAAGAAAAAGAAATGAGCGGATTTGCAAAAGTCATAATCAACAAAGATGAAGTAGATAATCTACTAAAAAAATATAAAAAAATTAAAAAATATATGTCATCATCTTATTATGACATTAAAAAGATGGATAAAACAGAATCCATCGTTACCAATCTAATTCAGGAAGATCCACCAACAGAATAATGGGAAAGCATTACTTACTTAACTTGTATGGATGCTCGTTTGTTCTTTTAGACGACGAGCTTTTTCTTATAGACTTATTAGAAAGCGCAGCGATTGCAAGCGGTGCAACCGTGGTTCAGACTATATCTAAAAAGTTTGAACCACAAGGATGTACTATCATATCGTTACTTTCAGAAAGTCATATCAGCATTCATACATGGCCAGAAGAAGGTAAAGCAGCAGTGGATTGTTTTACGTGTGGAGATTGTAACCCAAAGATTGGATGTGATATAATAATAGCACAGCTGTATCCAGAAAGATATAAATTAGAATTCATAGAAAGATGAAAGAACACCCTGTTTATGTAGGTTATATTATTAGTAAAGATGGTAAAATTTTTAGCTGCCTACAAAGAAATGGAAGAAACCCTGCAACAATTGACTATTCAAAACCAAAAGAATTAAAATATCATCAGGATAAAGATGGATATCTTTGTACTAGTGTCCAGAATTTATGTAAGTCTAAAACGGTTCATGTGCATAGATTGGTTGCCGAAACATATTTAAAAAGAAATTTTTTAAATTTGCAAGTGAATCATATTGATGAAAATAAATTAAATAATAACATAAAAAATCTTGAATGGGTTACTCCACAAAAAAATACTGAACATTCTAAATGCAAACATTTATGGGAAATATTAGAATTAAAAACATATAATATTTTTTACGTTAAAAATATAAATGCATTTTGTAGAGAAAACAATTTGAATGAAGCACATTTAAGAAGAACTTTAAATACAAAAAGACAGCATAAAGGATATCGTGCAATTTATAAAGAAAAAATAAAATTATAATACGAGTTTCAAATGGATGAGAAAATTTTAAAACACTTAATTGATTCAATTGATTATCAAATAAAATCAATACAAACTACTCTAGAAGTAATAAAAAATTCATTTGGTGAATCCAATGAATATAATGTTGGATCTTCCGAAGAAATCAGAAAGAATAATATTTTAGAAATAAAATTAGAAGATTTTGTAGCAAAAATTGAAGATACATATGAACCAGAATATTTGGAGAAAGAATAATTATGTATGAAGATTTGTCTGCCTTTGAACGAGCACTTGCTAGATTTGGAGATAAGGTTGGTGTTCTTGCCGGTCTAGAAATATCAAATAAAATTTCACCAGAACAAGCATACCAAGAAATTAAAGAGTTATATAAAGAATTAAAAGCACTTCGTAAAATTGAAAAAGTGAATTGGGAGGAAGTATGAAGCCAGTAAGAGCAAAGGATCTATTGGAATTAGATCCTTATATGAAAGTTGTGATGCTCCGTCAATCACTACTCCCACAAACTTTAGTTTGGCAAGGCGGAAAAAATGACTATTCGGAAGAACCGATTCATACTAAATTTCCTCCGATTGAAAAAGAATGTGGAAATTGGGTTGTTGATCAGTTACTTGCAAATGAAAGAGGCCATTGGGGTCCATTGGAACATCCTGCGATTAGTTTGGACTGTGTTGGATTTGTTCATAATGTAATTGTTCAGGCAAGAACACACCGAGTTGGTGTTTCTTTCGATGTTCAATCACAAAGATATACTGGTCGTCGAGTATTGAAAGTTGCCAAAGGTGAACTAAAACCAGAAGAAGTTTTTTATGTTCGACCAGAAGGTCTTTATTTGGACCGTAAGGGACACAAATACGAGTGGACAAGGAATGACTACGAAGAGCAGCTAACGCTCTGTGTAGAGGCTTCTAGACGCTACACAGAGCGATTTGAGAAGCGTGGTATGGCAGAAGAACATTTGCGTGATTATTTGCCTCAGAATATTCGACAGAATTTTGTTGCTACATTTTCTCTTCGAGCAGCTCTTCACTTTCTAGATCTTAGAGCAAAGTTGGATGCTCAATTAGAAATTCAGGCACTTTGCGAAGGCATGGTTCATATCATCAAATCATGGGTTCCTGAGATTTTTGAATATTATGAGGTGAAGAGACTTCATAAAGCAAGGTTAAGTCCTTGATCTAAATAACGATACACATTATTAAATCTTATGGCAGTATATCCGATTTATAATCCTGAAACAGGAGAAAAAAAAGTGATTGAGATGAGTGTTCATGACATCATGGAATGGTATGATAACAACAAACCATGGATTCGTGACTGGTCTCAAGGATGCGCTACTCCTGCGGAAGCGGGAGAATGGCGTGATAAATTAGACGCAAAACATCCAGGGTGGAAAGAAATTGTAAACAAGGCATCAAAATCAGCAGGTAGTAAATCTAAAATTTAAAGAAAAATTCTATGACAAGGAAAAGAAGGGAACCGAACACTAATCAACAACTTTTCTCTGGAATCACATCCAGACAAATGAAAAGAAAAAGACCAATTAATTCTGGTCTGTTGAAAGAAATTCAACCGCTTACTGACAATCAAGAGTTGTTGTGTAAACATTATGATTTACAACAAAATATAGTTGCTTATGGTGTGGCAGGTACAGGGAAAACCTTTATGGTATTGTACAAGGCACTTAAAGAAGTTATGGACGAAAGAACACCATATGATAAAATCTATATTGTTCGTTCTTTGGTTGCAACTAGAGAAATAGGTTTTCTTCCTGGCGATCACGAAGATAAATCTTCTTTATATCAAATCCCATATAAGAACATGATGAAGCACATGTTTAATATGCAAAGTGATGAAGAATATGAAATGCTATATGGAAAACTAAAAGAGCAAGGAACTATTAGTTTTTGGAGTACTTCTTTTATTCGTGGAGTCACTATTGATAATGCAATTATTATTGTTGATGAATTTGCCAACCTTAATGGGCATGAATTAGATTCTATTATTACTCGTGTTGGCGAAGATAGCAAAATCATGTTCTGTGGTGATGCAACTCAAAGTGATTTGATTAAAACAAGTGAAAGAAATGGAATTATAGAATTCATGAAAATATTAAGAGAAATGAAATCTTTTAATATTATCGAATTTGGTGTTGAGGATGTTGTTCGTTCTGGATTTGTCCGTGAGTATCTGCTTGCAAAATATGAATTGAATATAACTCTTTGATTTTCGTTCCCCTGGGGGGTTGACAAGCGATCGGATCCATGCTATGATTACTGAAGTGAGGTGGAGACATGACAAATCCTTTAATTGAAAAGTGGAATGAAAAAATTGAACAAAAAAATAAAAAGAAGTTCACTCATATTGATGTTGAATTACCAAATCTAGAACGTGAAACTATAGATGGAATTAGATATTATGTAATTCCATCTGATGATCCTGAAGTAAAAGAATATAGAAAATTTGTTTCTGTTACTTCTGTTACTTCTCATTTTAATAAAGAAAAGTTCATAGAATGGAGAGAAAGGGTAGGCGATGAAAAAGCAAATTTAGTCACTAAATTTGCAACTGCCAGAGGAACAGCAATGCACAGTCTGGCAGAGCATTATTTGAGCAATACTGATCGTCCTATTGTAGCCCCACTTCCTCAGTTACTATTTGATGTTGCCAGACCAGCTTTAGATAAGATTGACAATATACATGCATTGGAAAAATCCATGTATAGTGAATATTTTAGTATTGCTGGTACAGTTGATTGCATTGCAGAATATGGTGGAGTATTATCTGTAATTGACTTTAAGAGTTCAGAAAAACCCAAACCAAGAAAATGGATTGAAAACTATTTTGTTCAGGCAGCGGCATATGCCTTTATGTATGCTGAACTTACTGGGAAAAGAATCAATCAAATTGTAATTATTATGGCATGTGAAAATGGGGAACTTGAGGTTTATATCGAAAAGGATATGAAAAAGTACATTTCATTATTAGTCCAATATGTAGAAAAATTTACCCTCGATAAACTCAAAGAATATGAACAACTCAAACGAGCTTGAAATTGAATTAAAAAAGAAATTTCTTTGCCCAGATAAATTTGCACAGCAAATTGAAATGAAAGTAAGGGAAAATCCAGGACAAAACTACATTACAGCAATTGTAGAATACTGCGAAGAGAATAATATTGATATTGAATCGGTATCTAAATTAATCACAAAGCCACTCAAAGAAAAGTTAAAATTCGATGCTACTGAATTAAACTTTCTGAAAAAAACATCTACTGCAAAGTTAATACTGTGAATGGATTTGAAGCATACAAAACTTACTTGGGATTAAAACTCCACTTTTCAGAACCTAGTTATGATTTTTCGAAATACAATGGAAAGGTAAAGGCATCAGTTGCTTCTTTTAATAACCGCAAAGATAGATTATTTTTCGAAAGACTATCAACACAAAAGAAAGATAATGAAATCATTGACTTTTTTGTTTCTAATTTTACTTCTCTCGATGATCCTTCTAAATTATGGATTGGTGATATCATAAGAGATGGAAACAAAAATTATATAGAATGGCAAAAAAGAATTCAATCATTATCATATATTTTTGAACAAGAATTAAAAAATGTATTTGAGGGAAAAAACTTTCTTGATTTAATAGAAATCAAAGGGAATAGACACCCACAAATATTCAAAGAATACTTGATGAAAAATCTATCACTAGAGACTCTAGTGATACTTGATAAAATACTTAAAATTACAGAAAAATTTGATCCAGTATTATTAGATCCAGTTTGGGAATTAAATTCAAACAAGATAAAAAAATACTCCTCATTATTAAAAATAGAGTCACAAAAATACAAAGATATCATACGAAAAGTTTTATTATGAGTTATTTTCAATCCGAAATAGTAAATAAAGAATTCCAGGAAATGTTCCAGTTGGAAGATGAGTTAGTTTCCAAGTTAATGACGACAGAAATTAATACGAAAGAAGGACTTATGGAGATTAAAAAATTAATCGAAAAACAAAAAATTGTTTATACTCGATTGAGTCTTTCTGATGAT